CTCGGAGGTGGTGGCCGAGATCCAGAGGGCCGGGGCCGCCATGGAGGCATGGGTGAAGATGCGGTCCATGGCGGCGGTGAAGGCGGACATGGGTGGGTCCGTCAGTTCGAGCTGTGGATCCGGACGGCGAGGCGCGGCCGCTTGTTCACCGGCAGGATCGAGGCCTCGGTCATCACGTCGATCCAGCGGCCTTTCTCGTCGAGATGCTGGCGGGCATAGAGCGGCAGGCCGATCGTGTTGGCGGTTTCCAGGAGGTTGGCTGGGCCGCCGTAGGTCGTGAAGGTGTCCATGGTGCCCAAGGGGAAGGCGATGCCCTCGCTGGCCGGAACCAGCCGTTCGGTGGCCTTGGTCGAGAGGGTTACCGTGCCTGCATATTCTTCGAACACGATGCCCGCGAAGGGGAAGTTGCGGCGCACATCCTGGCGCAAGGGCTGCGCGCCAGTGGCGGCGTAGAACTTGTAGGCTTCTTCCGTCTTCGGGTGCGCGATCATCTTGTCGAAGAATTCCCGGCTGACCAACGCATGCACGTCCGTCATGCTTTCGCCGAGCAGATTGTCCTCCATCGAACGTAGCACCTCGCGCACCTTGCCCTGCACGTTCGTGCCTGCCGTGCCGAGTAGGAAGTCGACGGAGATTTGTGCGAGCCCGAATTCGGTGAAGTAGTTGTAAAGGGTCGTCCCGGCCCCGTCCTTCACGATGCCGCGCAGCGCGTTCATCTCCATGTATTCGCGGGTCTGGGCGTGCTTGCGCCGCATCAGCTGCAGCTTGCGGTTCATCACCTCGACGAGCGGGTCGGCGGCATCGAAGGCGCCCAGTGCGGGCTGGCCCTGAATGTCGCCCGGCAGAATGACATCATCATGCGGGATCCACGGCAGGGCGAAAGACCGCATCGACCTGCCCTCCCGGGTGCCGACGGTGGCCGGGCCGCCCAGCGGGACCGAGGGCAACAGGTTCAGCACGCCCTCGTATTGCTCGATGATCACCGACCGCTGGGTGACGCCTTCGAAGCGGAAGAGGCCGATCTGGCCGAGGCGGGTGTAGAGGTTGGGCAGGATGTTGATGGCCTGCGTCATCTCGGCCAGCGAATAGCCGCCAGCGTCAAAGGGATTGCGGACAAGGGTCATGGGGTACTCCGGGAGATTTGGGGAAAGGGATGCCGAAGTCGCGTGTCAGACGCCTTCGCGGGCGATGATGCCGACGGCGGCCAGCTGGGCGATCTTGGCGGTGATCTTGGCGCCGTCATCGACGGTGGCGCCGTAAGCAAGGCCTGCGCGCGAGACGATGGAAGGGCCGCGGGCGATAACAATGCCGACCGCATCGGCCAGCGTCGCATCGACGGCATAGAGCAGCACGGCGCTGGCGACCTGCGAACCGTCCGCGCCGGTTGCGGGTGAAAGGGTGTATTTGCCGCTGGCCGTGATCTTCCCCAGCACAGAACCGACCGGGTAGGGCATTCCGATCAGCAGGGTGACCACCTCGCGGGTGTAGTTCGGGTTGACCTCATATTTGAGGACATCGCCCATGCTGGGCTGTTCCGTCAGGACGGGCATTGGTCAGTCTCCATGGTTTGGGGTGGGGGAGCGCGCCGGTTCAGCGCTTGGCGTCGGTCGCCGCCTTCCTGGCGGCAGCGATGATCGGGCTGTCTTTTGCGGCCGCAGCGGCCGGGGCAGTGGCGATGATGCCCACCGCATCGCTGCGGGCGGCTAGGTCAGCGAGCACGCGGGCGCGAAGGGCTTCGGGTTTCAGACCCTTGGTGACGGCATCGGCCGCGTCGATCTGGACGCCGAGCCTGGCGGCCTGCGCACAGACCTGCGCCACCTCAGCCGCTTCGGCGCGCACGGCGTCGGCGGTCATGGTCGCGTCGGGCGCTGCAATTGCGGTTGCGGCAGGCGGCGAAGACGTGGTCGGTGCGACGGTTGCTGCGGAAGGATTGGCATCTTCAATCGGTGCCGGGTTCGAGGTGTCGGTGGGGGTGGCGGTCATTTGTTGACCCTTTCTGCTGGGGGAAGTGGTGCCGTGAGGGGCGTCGGCGAAAGCTCGGAAGGCGGTGACAGGATCGGCAAGATCGTCGGCCAGACCGGCTGCGATGGCGTCGGCCCCGCGATAGACGGCCGCTTCGGTGGCCAGCGCCGCGGCTTGAGTCAGCCGATCCCCGCGACCGGCGGCGACGGTTTCGGCAAAGAGGAAGCGCACCACCTCCAGCTCGCGCTGCATCTGGTCGTGCACCGCCTCGGGCAACGGCTGATACGGGTTCGCATCGACCTTGTGCGCCCCGGCATGGATCAGCGTGACGGCTATCCCTTTCTGATCGAGCGCGCCGCTCATATCGGTGTGCAGCGCCACGACACCGATGCTGCCCACTGCGCCGGTGCGGGGCAGGACGATCCGCTCGGCTTGAGAGGCCAGGACATAGCCAGCGGACAGGGCATGTTCGGCGACAAAGGCATGCACAGGCTTCTGCGCCCGGGCGGCGCGGATGCGATCTGCGAGGTCAAAAGCCCCGGCCACTTCGCCACCGCAGCTGTCGATGTCGAGCGCAATGCCACGAACGCCGGGATCGGCCAGGGCGGCCTGCAACTGAGCGGCAATGCCCTCGTATGAGGTCAGGCCGGAAGATTACCCGATCCACGCGCCACGGTGCACAAGTGTGCCCGCGATTTCGATTACGGCGATGCCATCGACCACCGCAAAGGGCTGGGTGCCGTTTCGCTGATGGCGCTGGGCGAGATCATTGCTGAACAGAGACGCGCGAGCAGGCGGGGTGATGTGTTCCGCAGCCGGGGCGGGCAGATCGACGCCATGGAAGGTGATTTCCTGCCCGGCAATGCGCGGCCCCAGCCCGGCCAGGAAGGTCAGCGCCTTGGCGGGATCGACCATCAACGGCGTGTTGAAGGCGCGCTGGGCGATTTGGGCGTGGTGCATCATGCGCCCTCCTTGGGGTCGGGTTTTTCATCGGCTTTTTCCGGCGCGTCTCTTTCGGCATCTGGATCCTCGTTCGTCTTGCCGCCTTCGCCCGGCGCCTGCGCCGGGGATCCCGGCCGCCGGAAGTCGAGGCCGAGATCGCGTTCGCGTTTCCGCTCGGCGGCAATCTCCCGATCAACCTGTTCGGCGTCGTATCCCCGCTCTGACAAGGCTTGGGTGCGGGATTTCAGCCCGGCTTCGATCTGCAGGATCTCGGCCGAGGCGTCCTTCATCGGGTCGATCCAGTCCCACTTGGTCGGCAACCAGGCGCAGGCCTGGTATTGGCGCCGCTGACTGTTATAGTCAGGCAGGTCGAGCGCCCCCGACAGGACGGCCGTGTCCATCCAGCGCACCCAGACGGCGCGGCAAAGCTGATAAACCAGCACGCCGTGCTGCCAGGCGGATATCCGACGGCGGAATTCGATCAGAGAAATCCGGGTGTTCGAGAAGTTGCCCTTCGCCGTGTCGCCCGTCAGATAGCCATAGGGCACGCCCAGCGCGGCGGCGATTTGCAGCAGGGTGCGATACTGGAACGGCTCATAGGTGCCGCCGGAGTCGGGCGTGGCCGGGGTGGACACATCCTCGCCGGGATCGAGGCGCACCACTTGGCCCGGTTCGACCTCCAGATCCTCCTCGGTCGGTTCCAGCGGGGTTTCCGGGGCGGGCGAGGTGATGAACATCGCGAACATTGCCGCGATCTTTTTCCGCTCCAGCTCGGCGTCGTCGTAGAGGTCGAGCGTGAACAGTTTCACTATGGCGGCGGCGAACCGAGAGACTCCGCGCAATTGCCCCGCCTCGACCGGGTCGAGGACATGGATCACGTCGGTGGCGAGGACGCGGACGGTTTCCCCAGCCAGACCCGGATCTGTCAGATCGCCTGGGTGACGGCGCAGGAAGTGATAGGCAACGCGGCGCCCGATGCCGTCGAACTCGATCCCCTGCCGGATCAGCCCCGCACCGGGCAAAGTGCGGTTCATATCCAAGGGCAACATTTCTGCGGGCAGCATCTGCAGTTGCAGCGGGACCGTCAAACCGTCCTCGTCCCGGCGCGGCCGGATGCGGATGAACACCTCGCCCGACAGGAACACCTCGCGCGCCGCGCGGCGCTGCAAGCCATAGAAATCCGTCAGCCCTTCCGCATCCGCATCGTCCGTCCATGCCAGCCACAGCGCCTGCAACTCTTCCTTCTTGGCGGCATCTGCGATGGTCGACGAAGGTTTGATGCCATCGCCGACGACATTGCTGGCGAAGCTCTCTACGGCATTCGCCGCATAGCCGTTGTTGCGGACCAGCCAGCGGGCGCGGGCGGTGATGGTGTCGCCCGAAGCTGCGATCAGCGTGTTCACATGGGCGCGGGATGCACGGAACCCGCGCAAGCGACGATGGGCTTGGGCCGCATCGAACCCGCCGATGATCGACGCCAACCGCTGGCGAAAAGCCTCGAACGCCATGGATCACAGACCTTTTGACGCGACAGTGCCCCAGCGCCGACGGCGCGGCGTGCCGGTCGTGGCTGTGGCGATCCGGGTTTCCAGATCGCTGATGGCATTCGCCAGTTCCGCGTCCGAGCCATAGTTGATCGATTTGCCGTCATAGCTGACCGACCGGACGCCCGCATAACGGGCTTCCTGCAGCGCTGCCAGCAAGGCGCGCATCCGTTCCAGATCCATTTCAATCCCTCATGAAGTTCGGTGTGTAGGCCCGGCGCTTGCGCCGTGGCGTAGTCGGTGTTCCGGCCTTGGGCGCGGTTGGGGCCTCTGATGTGACAGCGATTTGCATCGGCGCATGCTGCTTAGTTTCAACGCCTGCCTGCGCTTCCAGCCGCCGCCAGGTCGCCTCGTCCCAGCGATCCGCGCCCATGATCCATGCTGCCGCCCGGGCATAGACGCGGGCGTCCAGCGCCTCGTTGCGTTCGCGCATCTTCTGCCATTCGGGGTGGGCATAGCCGCGCTTGTTGCGCACGGTGACCAGCTGTTCCGCCACCAGCTGCTTCAGCCATTCGGTGTCGATCCAGTCCGGCAGGTGCACGGTGCCGGGGGCGTCCATCACGCCAAGCGCGCGGTCTTCGTCCGAGGGGCGTTCCAGCCGCAGGAAGCGGTAGGTCTCGGTTTTGAACGTTGCTGTGGCCACCGACCACAGCCGCGCGCCCCGGCGCAGACGCTTACCGCCGATTGTGGCGTCGACGAAGGTCGGTCCCGACACCGGCGTGGCGCGGTTGAAGCCTTCAAGGCCCTTGATCGGGGCGACCTGGTCGAACCCTTGCTTGCGCGCCCAAGCGTAAACCGCCGGGGCCTCATAGCCGGTGTCGATGGCGAGCTTGCCGATCAGCATCACAGCACCATTGGCGCAGGCCCATGTCCGGCCGAGCAAAGCCGTCAGCTTGTCCCAGCAGGCTGGATCGTCCGGGCCCCCAGCGATCACAATGTGATCGACCAGCCAAGACTCCAAGCCGCGCCCCCAGGCCCAGACATCGACCTCGATCCGATCTTTCTGCACATCGACGCCCGCGGTCAGAAACAAGCCACCTACCGGGATCTGCACGCCGCCATAAGACTCGCGGCGTTCCGCCAGCCGTTGCCATTCGGGCGCGTCGCCGCTTTCGACCCACGTCTCGCCCAGCAGGGTGTTGCGCGCGACGCGCAGCATCTCTTCCGAGCCTTGCGCCGCCAGCCACTCGCGCGCGATCTGCTGCCAGCTCTTCCAGCCCAGAGGCGAGTAAAGCGCCGAGAGGTGGAAGCCGATCGAATGCGGATCGGCTGACACGGCGGTCGCGCGCCATTCGCCACGCTCCAGCATCTGCGTCTTGTGGTGCTCGGCGATGGGCCTCTCGCAGCCCTCGCAGTGGTAAGCGGCGGTGTCAGGCCGCCTCTTGTCCCAGCGAAGGCGTTCGAACTGCAGCCATTGCATCGCTCCGCAGTGGGGACAGGGCACGAAATACCGGCGCTTGTCGCTGGCCTCGAACTCGCGCTCGATCCGGGACCGCCCCCGAATTGTGGGCGTCGAGACCATGAACACCTTGCGCCGGTGCGAGAAGGTGGTGGTGCGTGCCTCGGCCAGCGTGACCGGGTCGCCTTCCTCGTCAGCGGAGACCGGATAGGCGTCGACCTCGTCGAGGAAGATGTAGCGCGCGGGCATCGACCGCAGGCCCGTTGCGCTGTTCGCGCCGGTCAGCACCAGGATGCCGCCGGGGAATTCCTTCGACAGCATCGAATTGCCCGCATCGCGCGACCGGGCCGGATTGACTCGTTCGCGCAGGGCCGGACTCTCCGCGATCAGCGGATCAAGCCGCCCGCGTGACGTGCGTTTGGCGAGTTCCAGCGATGGCAATACCGCCAGCATCGGCCCCGGCGCATGATGGATGACAAAGCCGATCCAGTTGTTGCCTGCCTCCGTCGCGCCGACCTGTGCGGCCTTCATGAAGGTGACGCGTTGCGCCGGGTGGCGGGGCGACAGCGCGTCCATGATCTCGCGCAAGTAAGGCGCGCGGGCCGTGCGATAGCGTCCCGGTTCAGCCGCGCCCCGCGAGGACAGCCAGCGGTGTTCATCCGCCCATTCCGACACCGTCAGATCCGGGTCGGGCCGCATCCCCTTGCGCCACGAGCGCAGGATGTCCTCGGCCCCGTCAAATTCGAGGTCGAGATCGGTGCTCAGGTCGAGTTCTTGTCCTTCATCCAAGCGAGACCCTGAGATCGGCGAGGTCGTCGAGGTGCTGTCTGACATGGGCTTCCAACACCCTCTGCAGGATCGCGGCCTCGATGATCACCGGCGCTCCGGTTTGTTTCTCCACTCCCAAGGCCACTTCGGCCGCCATCAGCGCCGCCACTCTGTTGGGCCAGGTGACCCAAGTATCGCGTTCCTGTCGGGCCAACCGGAACACCAGCGCTTCTGCGCGCGCCCGGTCGACCAGCGTGCCCTTCTTCTTCTGAATGCCAAGCTGCTTATCCTGCGCCTGGTAAACCGTCAGCGCGGTGCGGGCCTTCAGATAGGACGAGCTGTCTGCGGGACCGCTGAACCCGCTGTCGCCGCCGGTGCTGCGGCGCTGTTGGTCGGGGTCGGTCATGTCTGCCCGGCGCACATCGGAGGCGGCGGCGTTGATCGACCCGTCGCTGTAGACCACCAGCCGACTGGCTTTGCGCGCCTTCTGGATGGCCCCGCGCGAGAGGCCGGAATGGGCGGAATACTCGCGTTCGGACATACCTTCCATGGCGATTGAGTTGACCTCAAAATATTGTAATTAAACGGAAATGATCTGCTTATTCAGTTGATTACACTCCCGTGTAGAGCGATCCTGGGCCCAAGGAAAACGATGCAACTCACCCCCGGAGACCACGCCATGACCACCCGCCGCGCCACCGACAATGCCAAAGCCCTCGACGCCTTCATGACCACCAAGTTCCAGATCGACGCGATGCTTGAGCGCCTGAAAGCTCTGAGCGACGACCACCTCGAGACCCATCCCGACGAGATCAATTGGGGCCACGTCGGCACCCTGAACCATTACGCCAGCCTGCTGCGCCAGATCACTGACAGCGCGTTCAAGAAGGGCGAACATGCCGCTTGATCTCGCCCAGCGCCACCAGATCGAGCAGGACGCCATCACCGCCGCATGGGAGGCCGAACGTCTCGCCGCCTGCGACGCCGCCATCGCCCTGCTGCGCGAGATCGCCGATCTGGACCGCGACGACGATGGCGACGTGATCATCGGCACGGATGCCGACGGTCACAACGACATGATGTCGCGCATCACCGCCTTCCTTGCCACCCACGACCTGTAGAGGACCACGCGATGACCAAGCTGACAGAAACCCAGACCATCATCCTCAGCGCCGGGGCCCAACGCCCCGACAACATCGCCCTGCCGTTGCCCAAGGGGCTGGCCGGGGCTGCGGCGAAGATGGCCGTCACCAAAATGATCGAACACGGCTGGCTGCAGGAGGTCGATGCCAACCTGCGGCGCAATGAGCCGCTCTGGCGCGAAACCGGCGATGGCCATGGCACCACGCTGGTGGTGACGGATGCTGGCTTGCTGGCAATAGGGATCGACCCTGTCGTGGTGAAGACTGTTGCTGCGATCCGCGAACATGCCGCAAAGACGTCCGCGCCCAAGCCGCCCAGCCAGCGCGCCGGAACTAAGCAGGCGCAGATCATCGCCTTGCTCGAACGCCCCGAGGGCGCGACCATCGCCGAGATCGTTGCGGCGACTGAGTGGCAGGCACACTCGGCCAGAGGCTTGATCTCGGGGGTGCTGAAGAAAAAGCTGGGCTTGGTCGTCGGCTCGAGCAAGGAAGATGGCAGGGGCGTCGTGTATCGGATCGGTTGATGACGCAAGGAGCCCATACGCGACATCTTTTGCACACTGCGGCAAGCAAGCTGCTCAGCGCAATCAACATAATGTGTCGGCGCTCGTGCCTACGAATTGGCCGATGCAACAGGTCCGACTGAGAACGATGCAGTGTTGGAGAGCGAGAATGATCATCCGTGACGCTGGAGCCATCTCGCAGCTACGTCATACCTCGTCGCGTGGTTCGCCACTAGGATCTTATATAGCTGTACGAGTTGCGCGAGAGTGAGCCGCGGCCATTTCCGATGCGCATCCTCATAGGCTGCCAAACTCTGCGTGAATCGGTTGTCATCGGGCGCGTCGCCGCTGACCGTGGACAGGCAGTATTTGCGGATTTCATCCTGCGGCGGAATTGCTTCCATCCCGGCTAGATCATAGTGCCACGGGTTCAACTCGACATCGTATCTCCAGAAGTTGAGATAGCCGCTTTCCGCATATAATGCCGCGACAACCACATCGTGCTGTGGATTCTCGATGACGAACCTTGCAAGGTCGTTGAAGTCTTGGATCGAAGGACTAAGCTTACGTGCACCGTTTAGCACCTGGTTTTGAATTTGGTTCATTATGTCGGTGCCACTTGTATGGTTTGCCCAGATTTCCACCTCGCCATCTGATACGTCAACCGTCGCGTTGGGCACTTCTGCTAGCAAGGGGCTATTTCGCAGTTGGCCTGGCGTGCAGAAGTTTGGTTCCTGGACAAGTTTGTGTCCTGCCTCCGCATAACCCTGAGCCACAAGCCTTGAGCAGAATTGTCGAGATGAAAATTTCTTTCCTCGCTCTCTCCAAGCACGAGCCGCCTCGATGTACGAGTATTCACTGCCGACTTTGCTGCGAACGTATTCGCAGATTGACCGGGCATCACCAGCGGGAATGCCATTTTTATGTCGCATCACGTGGACAGCAAGATCTTGGTTGAAGAATATGCGCTGGGTGTTTTCGGAGCGGACTCCTTCAGATACTGCATGAATGACAGAACTATGATCCACGTAAAGCATGGCATGCGAAATATCGCTCTTTGTAGCTTTCCGGATTACGCCGCTCGGGAATTCGTCGGTCGTCGTCAGGATGATGTCACCCTTTTCCAAGACATCAGTGTTCAGCCGCTTTTTCATCTCAGCCCCTCGATTTTGGCAAGAAGGTATCAACTTTCTGGGATGAAAGGAATATTGGTCCCGGATCCACTTTCCGGAGTAGCGCTCAAGCTACATCTGCGCGACTGCGGTGCACGTCATTGTCAACAGCGAGCGGCTCTTTTGTCCGCATCGCAGACGGTGGCGGCAAACTGTGCAAGCTTCAATTTGCAGGAATCGTTGCCTTCCTCCCCGTAGCCATCTCCCATCGACGCACTGCGACGTCGCAATAGACCCGGTCGAGTTCCATCGCGAAGCATCGCCGCCCAGCGCGTTCGGCGGCGACGATCTGGGTGCCGGAGCCGCAGAACGGCTCATAGATCAGGTCTCCGGGATCGCTGAACGCCGTCAGCACGCCCTCGACCAGCGCCACCGGAAAAACCGCTGGGTGCGACCCGGCAGCGCCCAACCCGCCCTTGTGGCGCATGATCCGGAACACCGAGTCCGGGATGCGATGACTCTGGATCGCGTTGCCAGTTCCGTTCTTGGCGTGGACGGTGCCGTCGGCTCCGCGCAGACCACCGCCGCCGAGGGTTTCGCCCGCGTGTTTGGACGGGACCGTCTTGTGCGGTTTGCGAGGGCTGCGGTTGAAGTGGAAAATGAACTCGTGCGATGGGGCCAAGCGACCGTTCCAGTCGCCCGGCAAACCGGGGCCCTGATCCCAGACATACCAGCCAAACCGCCGCCAGCCAGATTTGCGCATCCATTCCACCCATCCTTCCCAATAGGGCTGCCATTCGCTGTCGCGGTGCACGAGGCCCAGATTGACCAGCAGCTGCGCATCGGTCGTGACCGGCGCTGCGCTGAACACGCCCTGCATCAGCGCATCCCAATTGCCGACCTTTTCCTTGGCAGCGCCGTAATCGCGCTGCTGCGCGTAGGGCGGCGAGGTGAACATCAGCGTGGCAGTTTCGCCTTGCATCAGTCTGGCCACAGCCGCCGCGTCGGTGGCATCACCGCAGCAGAGGCGATGCTTGCCCAGCGCCCAGATGTCGCCCGGGCGGGTGATGGGCTCGGCGGGTGGCTCAGGAATCGTATCGGCCGCGTCGTCAGAAATCTCCTGGCGGTCGTCGGCGTCCGCCAGCAACGCGTCCAGTTCATCCTCCGGGATCCCGATCAGCCCGAGGTCGAAGTCCTCTGCCAACAGCGCCTGCAATTCCTGCAAGAGCAGAGCCTCGTCCCAGCCGCCCAACTCGGTCAATTTGTTGTCGGCAATCCGATAGGCCCGGCGCTGGGCTTCGGTCAGATGCCCCAGGACGATGACCGGGACTTCGGCCAACCCAAGGTGTGCAGCTGCCAGAATGCGTCCGTGACCAGCGATCAACTCGCCATCGGCGGCAACCAGCACCGGCACGGTCCAGCCGAACTCGGCCATGCTGGCGGCGATCTTGGCAACCTGATCAGGGTCGTGAGTCTTGGCGTTGCGGGCATAGGGCTTCAGTTGGGCTAGCGGCCAGTATTCGATCTGCTTTGGCGAGAGGGGCGCGTTCATGCCGCCAGCCTCTTGGCCTTCAGATCGGCAAACGTCTCGCCGGTGTCGGCCAAGACGGCGTTTGCGCCAGTGAATTGCTGCCAGCGCTCGATGGCCACATCGACGTAGGCCGGGTTCAATTCGATCCCGAAGCACACCCGACCGGTGGTTTCCGCCGCGATCAGGGTGGTCCCAGACCCCATGAACGGTTCAAACACGGCCTGACCCGGGCTGGAGTTGTTCAGGATCGGGCGGCGCATACATTCCACCGGCTTCTGGGTGCCGTGCACGGTGGCGGCGTCCTGATCCTTGCCGGAAATGTGCCAGAGTGTGGTCTGCTTGCGGTCCCCAGCCCAATGGCCCTTGCCGGACTTCTTCACCGCATACCAGCAGGGTTCATGCTGCCAGTGGTAGTCACCTCGGCTGAGGACAAGCCGGTCCTTGGCCCAGATAATCTGCGACCGCACGGCGAAGCCTGCCGCCAGCAGGCTCTCGGCCACCGTCGTGGCATGCAGCGCGCCGTGCCAGACATAGGCCACGTCGCCGGGGAACAGCGCCCAAACCTCGCGCCAGTCCGCCCGGTCATCGTTCAGTACCTTCCCGGTGCGTTTGGTCTTGGCGGCACCCACCTGGTTGCGCCAGGAGGGATCATATTCCACGCCATAGGGCGGGTCGGTCACCATCAGCAGGGGGCGCACATCGCCAAGCAGCCGCCCGACCACATCGGCGGATGTGCTGTCGCCGCAGATCAGCCGGTGCGATCCAAGCTGCCACAGGTCGCCCGCCACCGACACTGGCGTGACCGGCGGATCGGGAATGTCATCTTCGCCCTCGACCGCGCCGCCTTCCACCTGATCCGGATCGCGCAGCAGGACATCCAGATCCTCGTCGGCGATGCCAAGCAGCGACAGGTCGAAATCCTCGGCCAGGAGCCCCGCGATCTCTTCGCGCAGCACCGCCTCGTTCCATTCGCCCAACTCTGTCAGCTTGTTGTCGGCGATCCGGTAGGCCCGGCGTTCGGCCTCGTCCAAGTGGCTGAGCCGGATCACCGGCACGTCCTTCAGTCCCAACATGGCGGCCGCCAGCACTCGACCATGCCCGGCGATCAGCTCCCCATCGTCGGCCACCATGCAGGGCACGGTCCAGCCAAACTTCGCCATGCTGGCCGCGATCTTCGCCACCTGGTCCGTGCCGTGAATCTTGGCATTGCGCGCGTAGGGGCGCAGCCGGTCGATAGGCCAGGTTTCAATCTGGCTCGGCGCAAAGACCAGGTCCATCGGGTGGCTTTCATCTGGGGCAGGGCGGGCATGCCGATGCGCGCTGGGCGATGCCAGCGGCAGGATCGGGATCCGCGATGTCGGGAAAATAGAAAGCGCCCGCGAGGGGTATCCTCCGGGCGCAATTCTTCGATGATCAAGGGGTAGGTCAAGAGGGGCAGCTTTGTCAAACGAAAAATGCACGCGGATTCAATGGCTTCCCGGCAAGTGGCTTCCGCTGGCTGGCTTCCGACAAGGTGGCTTCCGCAAACTGGATTCCCTGGATTCCGCAAAGAATCCAGCACGCCAAGATCGTGATTCCACAAGCCATTGAAAAGGAGTCGCTTTTTCCAAGATCATCCGGCAGGTGGATTCCGCCTGGATTCCCCGGTGAAAGTGCCTGTCGCTAGCGAAACGCCGCGCTGCGCCCCCCCGCATACGTTCGGGGCCGGGGAGGAACCATGCCATGGGGGGGCAGCCCAACCCCGACCGTTGACTTGAAACCCAGTCAGAATGGAATCTCGTCCGGCAACGCGTCAAGCTTCGGTAGGGCGTTCGCTGGAAGGGGAATATTGTAGGTCACGTAAAGATTCAGGATGTCTTCCCGGTCCATGAACATTATCTGGCTGCGCTTTGAGGCGTCGAGCTTTCCTCCCAGCCAATTGCGTGCTTGCTTGGTTATGATACCTCCAGCGACGATAAAGGCATGGTCGACAAGGGCTTTCTTACTCGTCTCCGGATCGAAAATCTCATGCCCCAGCATCATCAAGACCTGCTGGTATATCTCGGCAATATTCGCATTCGATCCCTTCGTCATCCCGGCTGAATCAAGCTTCCCCTTCTTCGCCTGAATGCCAAAGTACAAGACGTGCTGGGTGGGAAGGACAAAACGCATCCAGACGTCCTTGCCATATTCCAGGGCCTTGTCGGCGTGCCCAGCGGCTGTGAGGCGGTGGAAACCAAGCTGCCGGAACAGCGGCAATAGGATTTCTTCGATCAGCTCATCTTCGCTGCAGGCGTCGAGATAGGCGTCCAGCTGTCTCTTACGCTCTGTCTCTTTGGGTGTTAGGGGGCGATGGGGGTTGCTCGCCGTGGACACCGTCTTGCTACCGACATGGCGAATCTGCAGCGTCCGATCCTCATCGTAGTAGGCTTCATAGCCCTCCCTTGTCAGTGGCTCGTTCAGCAATGCCAATGCTTTACTTCGGTCAAGGTCGCCGTCCTCGGCCTCTCGAGGGTCCATTAGCGTCCGGAGCAAGACGATAAAGCGCGTTGGCAGCTGAAAGGCGGCCGGTTGCGGTTCTTCCAATAGCTCTTCAAGGCGCTGAGAGGTCCAGATCGCGCGTGTGGTGCCATCGTGAACGAAGTCGAGATCGCACTCTTCAAAAAACTTGGTGATGTAAAAGCTGGACCGTCGAGGAAAATGCTCGGCATCCCCAATGACCATTTCAGCGATTGCGCGAAGGTTGCGTGGTTTGAATTTCATGCAGCTGACCTTCTCAGACGTTCAGTAATTTCGATTGCGGGTCAGTTTTTCATCTTCGCACATTGAGTTCATATCATCGCGAAATTTCCGATAGCATTGCTTCTGCCTGAGCAAGCACGCCCCGTACGGCGGCCTCTTCGAGGTCTGGCGGATAGCCGTACTTCCGCAGGATGCGCTTCACGAGCACCCGCAATCGTGCCCGGGCGCTATCGCGGTGTGCCCAGTCAATGCTGACGTTGGCCTTGAGGCCTTTCAACAACTCATGCGCGATGATCTTCAGCTGATCATTGCCGAGGATGTCGACGGCGCTCTGGTTGTCGGCAAGTGCATCGTAGAATGCGATTTCCTCGGGGGTCAGGCCGGTTTCTTCACCACGGTTTCGGGCTTCTCGCACTTCTTTAGCCAACGCGATCAGTTCCTGCAGCACCTCGACGGTGCTGATGGCGTTGGTGTGATACCGCGAGATTGCCTCTTCCAGCCGTTCCGAAAACTTCCTGGTTTCGATGACGTTCGACTTGCTGCGCGACCTGATCTCGTCGTTCAACAGCTTCTTCAGGGCTTCGAGGGCGAGGTTTTTCTTTTCCATCTGCCCTATTTCGGCTAGGAACTCGTCAGATAGGATGGAAATGTCTGGTGACGAAAGCCCGGCGGCTGACAAGATGTCGACGATCTCTGTTGATGCGACAGCGCCATTAACGATCTGGCGGATGGCCAAATCGCGGTCGGCAGCTGATCGCCCCGAAGTATCGGCAGCCTTGACCATGGCAGCGCGCACCGTCTGGAAGAACCCGACCTCGTCCCGAACCTCGCGGGCAGCATCGCTCGCCGAACAGAGCGCAAAGGCTTTGGACAACCCCAGCACCGCATCTTGATAACGCCGGTGCGCCGCCTTCTTGGCTTCCTTGTCCGTTTCGCGCTGGGCAACCTCGTCCTGTTTGGCCAGAATCCAGTCAAGCGCCCCGGCCAACGTGACAAGTCGTTGGTGAGGTGTGCCAGTCAGCCCTTTGGAATAGTCGAAGCCATGGTACATGGCGCGCACGATATCGAGCCGCTCCAACAGGGCGGCCACCGCTTCGGCCTCGTCGATCCCAGCCTGTTCCTGGTCAGACTTGGAATACTGGCCCAGCGCTGACTTCAGGTTCTGTGCGATGCCGATGTAATCGACGATCAACCCTGCAGGCTTGTCACGGAAAACGCGGTTCACCCGCGCGATTGCTTGCATCAGCCCGTGCCCGCGCATCGGCTTGTCGATGTACATGGTGTGCATCGAGGGGCTGTCGAAGCCGGTCAGCCACATGTCCCGCACAATCACCAGCTTGAGCGGGTCTTTCGGATCCTTCGCACGCTTGGCGAGCAGGTCACGCCGCGCCTTGCCGCCGATATGCGGCTGCCAGGCTTCCGGATCCGAGGCAGAGCCGGTCATGACGATCTTCACCAGCCCGGCACCATCGTCGTCGGAATGCCAATCGGGGCGCAGCGCCACGATCTGGTTATAGAGGTCCACGCAGATGCGGCGGCTCATGCAGACCACCATGGCCTTGCCATCCATCGCCTGCACCCGCGCCTCAAAATGGGCGACGAGGTCTTCGGCAACCATTTGCAGTCGCTTTTCAGCTCCGACCAGCGCCTCGACCGTGGACCACTTGCGCTTAAGCCGTTCCTGTTCGCTGACCGCCTCGTCCTCAGTCAGTTCCTCGATTTCGGCGTCGACCTTGGGTTTTTCGGCGTCGGGCAGCTCGATACGCGCCAGTCGGCTTTCATAGTAGATCGGCACTGTCGCCCCATCCTCGACAGCGCGGCTGATGTCGTAGACGTCTATGTAGTGGCCGAACACGGCGGGCGTGTTTACATCGTCCTGCTCAATCGGCGTGCCGGTGAAGCCGATGAAGGACGCGTTGGGCAGCGCATCGCGCAGATGCTTTGCGAAGCCATAGGCGATCTCGCCCGTCTTCTCGATCCGGGCCTTGAACCCGTATTGGCTGCGGTGCGCCTCGTCTGCGATCACCACCACGTTCCGCCGATCCGTCAGCAGCGGATAGGCCTCGCCCTTCTCCGGCGCGAATTTCTGGATCGTGGTGAACACCACACCGCCAGAGGCGCGCGACAGCGCCTTTTGAAGATCCTCGCGGCTGTCGGCCTGAACCGGCGTCTGGCGGATCAGGTCGCGGCACATCGAGAACGTCCCGAAGAGCTGGTCGTCCAGGTCGTTGCGGTCGGTGATGACGACAATGGTCGGGTTTTCCATTGCCGGTTCGCGCACCAGCTGCCCGGCATAGAAGGCCATCAGCAGGCTCTTGCCCGACCCCTGCGTATGCCAGATCACCCCAACCTTGCGGTCGCCCCCAGAACGGCTGGCGTCCACCGTGCTGGCCACGGCCCGCTTTACGGCGTGGAACTGATGATAGCCCGCGATGATCTTGGCGATGCCGCCAGGTGTGTCGCCAAACACCGTGAAATCCTGCATCAGCGACAAGAGGCGCGGCCGCGCGAAGACACCATCTATCAGCACCGACATTTCCGGCGCGCCCTTGGGGGCCACATCGGAACCATCGGTCGTGCGCCACGGCATGAAGCGTTCCAGATCGGCGGTCAGCGAGCCGATGCGCGCCTTCACCCCATCGGTCGTGACCAGCACGGCATTTGCGTGGAACAGCGACGGGATCTGCGCCTTGTAGGTCTGCAACTGGTTGAACGCCGCGCCGAGGGTCGCGTTCTCCGCCCCCGGCTTTTTCACCTCGATCACGCCGACCGGTAGACCGTTCAGGAACACAACCACATCCGGACGCCGGTTGTTGCCGTTCTCGATCACCGTGAATTGCGTGATGGCCAGCCAGTCGTTCAGCCGGTCCTTGGGGTCCACCAGTTG